GATTGATCGACACCACTTTGAGTGCTTTGTCATCTTTGGCATACTTGAGTTTAGCGACCAATTTTTCTTTGCTGGGTGCCTTCTTGACACGAGCCTTCTTTGTGGCTTTCTTGACGCCACGATACTGTTCCACCGCCGACAGCAAGTCGTCAATCCAGCCTGTAATGCGTTTAAAGTCTGCGGCCTTGAGATGCCGGTAACCTTCTGTTACTTGTGCATCTGTTCGACTTTGTGCCAGTTCCAGTTCGTCTCGGCGTTTGCTGTATAGTGTTTCGTATTTGCCCAACTGGCTTTGTACCACATTGTGGCTTACCAAAAAGTCATACAATTTTGTGGGATTTTTAACTCCAGTGGCAACATCATCAAATATGCCTTCAAGCTCGCCAATGATCTCGCTGGTTTTTTCGTTCAATCGGTCTTGGATTGTGGGCACATAGGCCTTGGGTTTATCTTCGGCCACGGCCTCAACTTCGGGCTCGGCAGTTTTGATAGAGATTGCAATGGCTTCTTTTAAGAAGTCGGTGTGTCTTGCCTTGAGTGGCATGCCTTGGCGGGCGGCCATTACCAAACTGCAAGCGGTCATGCTCATGCTACGATCTGGACTGCGAATAAAAGCACCAATGTCCCGCTTGGTGAACATGGTGGGCTGTTTTTGCATCCACTCAACCACATACTTCTTGCAATCTTTTTGACTGTAATGATAATTGTAGTAGTAAAAACTACGGCGCAAGCGGTTGTCAAAGGTGGCATCATCATATGCCAAGGCCGCTTCGGTGTCCCATTCTGGCTCACTGCCAGTGTATTTCTCATCTGCAAATGCCACACGTTTTTCACGTGGCGCTTTTGTTTTAATTTTGATACCTGCTACTGTTGCCATTACCGACTCCTTTTATCTATCGACTCAAACACATTAATCCATTCAACTTCAATGCCAGTAAACTCTCTTTGGAGGCGGCATCAATTTCCCAAGGCGCTTCGTGATACTTTGGATTGTAGTATTTTGTTCCATTCCAGAAGTGATACAGGCGCCCACGTTTTAGTTCGGTCCTGTACTGTCCACGCACAAACTGCTTGACATGAACCATTTCGTGGCACAGGGTTCTAATCATCGTGTCAAAATTCAATCCACTGTCGAATGTGACAATATAGTTCTTGTCTTGAATTATATATGCCATGCCTCTTGCACCATCTTCTTTTACCATGCCACGTCGCGACACAATAGTCAGTGCAAAATTCTTTTCGCGAATCTTGAGTTCTTGTGCGATCCACGTGGTGGCCGCCTCAATCAATGCTCGTTTTCCCGCATTGCGGCATGTGATTTTTAGTTGCATAAGTGTATTATAACAATATATCCATTTTGAGTCAAATCAATAGGTCAGTGCGGCCATTATGGCCCACTGCTCAAATACTGTAACACAGTCCTCAAATGTCTTTTCTAGTTCTGTATACTTTAGTGTTACTTTTTTCAAGCGTCTACATTCCACAAATTCGCGGTCTAATTCAGTAAAGGCCGCCCGTGTGGTGTTGTAGAATTTCCACATTTTGCTTTTGGGCGCCATGGGCATGGATTTGAGCTGGGTCAGACAGTTTTCTAGTTTTTCACTGTTTGCGGCATGACGTTCAAGCATACGGCTATTGTACAACCAAAATCATTAGCTGTCAAACCCATAAATACAACAATATAGGACAAAAGATGGCTCGCATTTCGCTTTGGAAAGACGGACGACACTCAAATGATTACAAGTTCATTGATCGTAGAATCAGTGAAATGTTTACCATGGGCGGAACTGGTATTTTGATACACAAGTACCTGGGCACTCATGAGCAGTCAGACAGCACAGATCCCACCAAACCCGCCTACACAAACCAAAGTGAACTAAACATACAGGACTTGCTGTTTGTAGAAAACCGCGATCGCAAGTATGATCCAGATATTTACAAGATGCGTGGAATTTACCAGCGACAAGACACCGACTTTGACTTGAGTCAATTTGGATTGTTTTTGCAGACCGGTACCATATTCATGACATTCCATATCAATGACATGATGGACACCATTGGTCGTAAACTGATGGCTGGCGATGTACTGGAATTAGAACATCTAAAAGACTATCATGCGCTAAATCAAGATGTACCAGCGGCACTGAAGCGTTTTTATGTGATTGGTGATGCCAGCTTTGCCAGCGAAGGTTTTAGCCCAACTTGGTGGCCGCACTTGTGGCGTGTCAAAATCAATCCGCTAGTGGATAGTCAAGAATACAAAGACATTCTTAAAACCATTGTGGACGGCACGGCCGATACCAAGACTGCTGATATCATGAGCAGTTACGGTGTTTACATGAACATCAACAATGCTGTTGTGGCACAAGCCGAAAAAGATGTTCCACTTAGCGGATATGATACCAGTCATATCTATTTGCAACCCGACTATTCGGGCATTACAACCGACGATGTCAAGGACACCGCAGATGATGTCACCCACTCTGCAGATGACTCCACCCTGAGCCCTTCAGTCAAGCCCGCCGGCTACTTGGTTGGTGACGGCGTCGCTCCTAACGGACTGGACTGTGGTGTTGGAATTGAGTTTCCAAGCAATGTTGCCAATGGCGAATATTTCTTACGCACCGACTACTTGCCAAATCGTTTGTTTAGATACAACGGCAAACGCTGGGCCGCTGTTGAAGAGAAAATCCGAGCCAATCTTACACTTGGCTCCAACAACAAGACTCTACGTAGTACATTTGTTAATAATGCAAACACCTTTACAGATATCGAAGGTAACACACAACCCGAACGTCAGAGTCTAAGCAAGGCGTTAAAGATACAGGCAGATAATTAATGGCTCAACAATTTTTTTACGACAATCAAGTAAGGCGTTTCATAACACAGTTTATGAGAATTGTATCTGGGTTCCAAGTTGAATTTGGTCAAGGTGCCAACGGACAACGCACCCTACAGCAAGTTCCGGTCATCTACGGTGATCCAAGCCGTCAAGCCTCGGTCATACTAAAGCAAAACAGCGAGAACATGATGAACTCGGTTCCGGCTATCGCTGTGTATGTCAGTGCGTTAGACTACGATAGAGAACGTATGCAGGATCCAACCTTTGTTAGTACCATAAACATTAGAGAACGTGCATATGATCCAGTGACTGGGAACTATTTGCCCGCTCCCGGAGATTCGTATTCGATTGATCGACTCATGCCAGTGCCGTATAAATTGACCATCAAAGTTGATATATGGACCAGCAATACCGAGCAAAAATTACAGTTGTGGGAACAAATGGCGACCTTATTCAATCCCAGCATTGAATTGCAAAGCACCGACAACATTGTTGACTGGGGCAGTTTGACTGCTGTAGAACTAAAGAGCACCATATGGGATAGTCGCACCATCCCGGCCAACGCCGACGAAAGTATCAGCATACTGACCATGCAGTTTGAAATGCCGATTTGGATCAGCAGTCCCGCCAAGGTTAAACGACTTGGGGTTATTACTAGAGTTATTAATTCGGTCTATGACGGTAACGGAGATTTATCTTTAGATGCCATTTCGGGCACCACCATGATGGGGCGCAGGGCCACTATATTTAAAGATTACTATTTGTCGTACATGGGCAATCAGCTACGCATAGTGAACAAGAATCAGTTACAGTATGTGTTCAATGGTGATTTTTCCAAGATTGATCGATGGAGTGATCTGATCACCGGCTATGGTGATTTACGCAGTGGTATTAGCGAGGTTCGATTGCGTCATCCCAATGGTGTGAGTGAAACAGTGGGAACGGTGGCTCCGCACCCAACAGATGAAAGTATTTTGTTATACAGTCCCAACATCGACACCTTGCCAGCCAACAGCATAAAAGCCATCACAGCTATTATAGACCCAATGACTGTGAATGTTGATCAAATGAGCTTATTGACTCCAAGTATTGGCACAAGATACTTGATTTTAAACTCCATTGGCAGTTATAATAACAGCGAGGCCGCAGAAGCCTGGAACGCAAATCATCCCGAGTTCGTTGCAAATCGTAACGACATAATTGAGTATACCAACAATGGTTGGGCTGTTAGTTTTGATGCTGAAAATTCTCAAGCGTATCAGTTTGTTACAAACTTGACAACTGGGGCTCAGTACAAGTGGGACTATCAGAATACCGAGTGGGTCAAGAGCGTAGAAGGCATGTACGAGCCACAAGACTGGAGCATAGTTCTTTGACATCAGCAAGTACCGGCGCATTGATATACTGCGCCAAAACACGACGTTACCTCTTCCTTTTACGCAACGGCACCAAACATAACGGGCAATGGGATCTTGTTGGTGGAAAAGTTGAGCCCGGGGAAACTGTGGCCCAAGGATTGAAACGAGAAATACAAGAAGAACTCAACGGTGTTATTCAAGATGCCAAAATTATACCCATCGAGCAGTACACCAGCGACAATGATAAATTTGTATTTCACACATTTCTCATCGGTGTGGACGACGAATTTGTTCCAGAACTAAATCACGAACATCGCGGATATTGTTGGGTGCAGTTAGAAGATCACCCGAAGCCACTGCATCCGGGTGTCTGGCGTAGTTTTAATTTCGCAGTTATAGTCGATAAACTTAAAACTATGGAGTCGGTATTAACCGATGTCGGCCTCTAATACAAATTGCCTATGACTAATCTGTCTTAGATTAGTATAGTATTTCCAAGATTCTGGCATGTAGAATTCTTCTGTGGGGCACACACGTACAAATTCCACTTCTGGATATAGTTCAATTAGAAATGCCATTGACTGTTCGTAGAACACATCGTCTTCTTGACGACCATCAAAACCCATCATGTAAATTTTTGTATGTCCATCAAATGCTGCCAGGTATGTGGCAATTGTACCCGAGTTCCATGGTGGATCTTGCGGGATTAAATAAAATCTGTTTGGATATGTTGTAATTGACTCGGCGTGAGCATAAACAATACATTGACTTGTAATTCCGTCTGCTACTGCTTGACCAGCATGGTCACGATCAACTACTAAAAAGTCTGGTATAATTTTATGGTATACTGAGTTTGTTGCGTAAACTTGTAGTTTATTTGCCCCAAGCAAGCCACCCTTGTGATTCTTGATATGATCTGCGTGGAATTGGTGCTGTGGGTGCGGATCTTGCCAGTACCGACCACCTGCCATGACAATGGCCTGTGATGCAATACGGATATTGGTTACACTATTTTCAACAAAGTCTTTTTCAACTTGCCACTGACCACCCGAATAGGTCAGTTTTGTGGTTACATCTTCACCTGTATAGTTTTCGCGAAATAAACGTTTAATTTTGAACATATAATTATTTATTACCTTATACTGGTATTAGCGTTCTAACCAGCTTAATTGTGTTGTTTGCACTGACTCCCGTGCCCCATAATATTACATTTCCTGACATGATGTTTGAAGAAAATGTCATTCTAGTATTGCCTGAACTGGAAATTGCACCATAAGTTGTAATGGTACTGACATTGCCATCTTGTACCAAGATAATTTCAGTAGATTGATACCAGGAATTGGTGACATCTGCTGTACTAACTACGTATTTACCTGTACGGTATGATATATTACTGAACCAATCAATGGCCACTGGGGCTGTGCCAATGCCGGTAACTGTTCTGCTACTTTCAAGTATGGGCACTGCGCCGTAGGTCAGGTTGGCGCCAATGTTGACATCGCCCACGATGCCTGCACCACCCTGAACCACTAAGGCACCAGTGCTGATACTGGTTGACACATTGGCATTGGTTACAGTTAACGGGCTTGCAGTTGTAACATTGCCGGTGCCTTTGGGCACAAATGATATATCCACGCTGGCATTGGTAAAACTCAGGGCCTGTATAGTTGGTGCGCCAGAATTTGTTCCACTAACTGATAGATAATTGGTATAATAACTTCCGATGTTGTGATAGTATAAGGTACTAACACCGCCGCCACCCTTGCCTACTAGGTTTAAATAGACGTTGGTATCGCTACCTTGAGCACTGAGTGTTGGTCCAGTACCAGTGGCGCCGCCAGTGACTTGTATATAGTTAACTGCACTACCAGTATGACTAACCGACATCTGCAGGTTACTACTGCCAGCGTTACGATCAAAAGTATAGAAGTTATGAGCACCCGAACCAATAGTGCCATATTCAAAATTGATATTGGTGTCCGATCCTGCGACTGCAAACAACGGTGAGGTACCTGTGGTTGCACCTTTTAATGCTATTCGATTAACTGCCGATGCTGGACCACTAACAGTTAACTGTTCTGAATTATTGGTACTGATACGTACTGCACCACCACTTGAACCTGCACTCAAATATAATTGACTAGAACCTTTTGAACTGATTGCCAAACTGGCGTTGGCATCCGAACCAGCCGCAACGATTGTAGGAGATCCACCGGAAGTAGCACCACTTACCTGTACATAGTTGACAGCACCAGCAGTGTCACCAACTCTAAACTGTGTAGCGGTACTAGCACCAGTACGCAGGTTGATGCCGCCGGTGCCTTTGCTTTGCAAGTTCAGTTCAATGTTTGAATCACTGCCCTGTACAAACAGCACCGGTCCGTTGCCGGTAGTGGCACCTGTTATCTGTGGGTAGTTGACAGCACTTGCGGTATGTGTAACAACTAGGCCAACTGATCCAAAGCTGTTGGTTGAGAACACATGGGCGCCGGTGCCCTTGGTTGTGAAGTTGGTGCCGATTGCGGCATCACCGCCCACTGCACTTAGGCTAACTTGCACACCACTGGCAGCTGACCCTATTTGCCAATAGTTTACTGCCAAATTGGTGCTGTCGGTTAGTCGCAGTATTTGTCCGCTACTGGTGTAAAAATCCAAATTACTGGCCAGACTTCGTATTGCAGGTATGTTACCAATGCGAGCCAATGCCGTAGCACCCGAGCCGCCGCCGCCCGAGATGGTAACAGTGGGCGGTTCTACATAGCCTGATCCACCACTCAATAGATTGTAGCTGTTAACGCCGCCAGGTAATAGGTTAAATGTTGCACCCGACCCTGTGCCGCCTGTAACGCTGACTGCGTTGGCTGGGAAACTGTAATATGCACCACCATTGGTCACTGTAACTGATGTAATTACACCACCGCTATTGCCAGTGACGTTGATTTGTCCTTGGCTTGAATATGAACCACCTACTACTGTGAGTACATCACCTACACTATAGCCAGTGCCGCCTGATACCACAGTTCCGCCACCAAAGTATATACTGGCATTGGCTGTAGCAGTAACGCCACCTGCGGTGGTGGGAGCTGATATAGTTATGGTGGGCTGTGTGCCGTAGCCACTTCCAAGCGCATTGTATCTAATGGCCGAGATTGCACCTGTGCCCGAACTCAGTACCACTGCACTGTTGGCCACTATAGCAAGGTTGCTGGTGGTGCCTTTGGGTTGTAGCAACATGCTCACGTTGGTATCGTTGCCCTGTGCGCTCAATGTGGCCACGTTGCCAGCAAAACCACCCTGTACTTGTAATTGGTTTATTACTGGAGCCGCACCCGCGATGTTGTAAGTGGGATTAATGATAAAGTGCGTACCACCAGCACCACCAAACACAATTGGTAGTGTATTCTTTGTGGAGATGGTCAGGCCAACACTACTATCGCTGCCGGTTGCGGTGATGCTGGGTGCTGTACCTGTTGCTCCACCTGTTACTTGTAGGTAGTTGACAGCACCGGATGTATCGCCAACTCTAAATTGTGTGGCGGTGTTGGCGCCAGTACGCAAGTTAATACCACTGGTACCACGAGAAACAAGATTTAATTCAACGTTGGTTTCACCTTGTGCTCGAATTGTGGGACCATTACCGGTTGTGCCTCCAGTTATTTCAGTGTAGTTGACAGCACTACCAGTGTGTACAATTTTGAGTTGTGTGGTTCCTGTATAACCCAATGTCCCGTTTGTGGTAACGTATATGCCGTCTACACCAAGACTGCTGATCCTGGGATTTTGTCCCAGCTGAACTATGGCCGCACCATAATTATTTTGTGGTGGTACTAATGCAAATTGCGGAGAAGCAAAGGTAGTATTGTAGTAGTCGCTGGTAACTGAATTGTTGCTGTAGATTCTCAACACATCCAACGAAACATTACCGCCAAGCGACAGTACATTACCACTTGGTATCAAACTGGTTGATGTTGTGATATTGCCGCCAATACTCAAATTACCAGCAATACCCACGCCTCCGGCCACCACTAGAGCACCTGTAGTGGTACTGGTACTGGTGGTGGTTCCCGATATGTTGGCCGAGGCCGCATTGACTGTTGTGGCCACTAGGGTAGTGACATACTCGGTATTGGTCACTGTTTCGTAGTTGACTGATGTGATATTACCGGTGATTGATAAATTTCCAGAGATAGATACATTACCAGTGGCAACAATATTTCCTACTGTTAACTGTCCACCGTTAATGTTTGTATTACCTGCTACGGTTAAGTTGCCTGCATTGTCAAAAGTAGATACATAGTTTGCGGTTGTACCAGTTATAATTCTAATACCTGATGTAGCACCAGTTCCGGCGTTGAGCACAACGTTACCTTGGTAGGCTGTGTATATTGCACCAATTTGCAGATCGTTTGTGCTGTTGCTTTTGCTAATGTAACTTCTTGCCACGTTACCAGTGCTGGCCAAAGCGGCGATGGCAAATGCCGATGGCAAAGTCAACACTGTTGATGTTACAGTACCATCGCTACCTTGTAGTGTGTAAGGCTGTAATTGTCCTTGTAACGAAATACCGTTCATAGACGAGCTCAAAAGCGAACTTGCATTTGAGCCAACAAACAAATTGCCTGCAATACCTGCGCCACCTGCAACAACAAGTGCGCCTGTTGTGGTGCTGGTACTGGTGGTGGTTCCTGATATGTTGGCCGAAGCCGCATTGGCCCAAGTATCTATTACAAGATTACCATAAATTCGTGTGCCTGATAAGAGTTTAGCCATAGTAGTATTTATTGTGCTTTAGATGTTGTATCTACGACGTAGGGCATTGTAGTTTTGTGCCACTTCGTCAGCAGTGAGTGCTCGGTTATATAATTTTGTACTGGATATATTGCCAACAAACACCGCCCCACTATTGTTGCTGAGTCCGGTGTTAGCGGCACCAATTGCATAAAAGTTAGTACTTTTAAGTGGGTCATCTTGTGTTGTTGTAGATGCCTGGGTTAGTGTTCCGTTGACATAACATTGTAAATTTCCACCTGCACCACCGGACCATACGCCCACAGCTTGATGCCAGCGACCTCTTGTGGTTACCCCAGTTCGATATGCTAGTGCTGTAGTATTGCCGCGGAGCCAAACTGCAACAGTATTGTCAGCTTGCATTCTTACTAACCCATGAGCTCCAGCATAACTTCCCCTAATATACAACGGACCAACGTTATTATTAATGGACCAGGTTGCGCCAGTTGGCACATAAATCCAGGCTTCCATGGTCCACGGATCATTCACTGATGCCGGATATCCAATGTTGCCTGCTGATATGTTATTTGTAGTATCTAGGTAGTCGGTAAAAACAAATTTTCCACCATCGACTGAACTGTATGCGACATTACCCGATATTGTTCCTGTCTGGGCGGTATTGGCTAAATTTCTAACTGTTGTGCCAGACCCCGAATAACTGGTGGTTTGGCCACCATCAGTCCACCATAGTAAACTGCTGTCTACAACAGGTGCACCAGTAAATTCATCGTAACTGTTGGTGACATACATACTACCAGTCTGGTCTTCACGGCGGGCAAAGTTTGGTGTCAGTATGGTACTTGCACCTTTACCTTGGTAAATAGTGGGACTAGAGCCCTGTTCAATTTGCATACCCCACGCATAGTTATAGTCGCCGACTATATTATTGTTATACACACTACGCACCCATATTCTACCAACTACACCCACAGCTGAATAATTGTTGGTGGCACTACACCATAAGCGATACCAACCCAACCCAGTATCAATTACTCCATAATTCAATGTACCAGTATTAGCGCCGCCAGCAGTTGATATAGACAAGTTTGCCCAAGTTAGTGTAAGTATGGCATCTTGGTATGTGTTACCATTGTAAAAGGCTAGATTCACGCCAATTGTGGGGCAGTTGCCTTGTTTGACATACACACTGAGGCAGTAGGGCAAGGCCGCAGTAGAGATGCCAGTTGGATTCCATTTTTGTATCAGCGCATCATTGCTATACCCGCCCACCGTGGTGGTTATAGTTGATCCAGTTTGTGTACCATCTGGCGCCAGTATGCTGTTGGCAGTCACCGACACATTGGCTGAACTTTGAATATTAGCAGTCCAGTTCTGTGTTTGCCATAATAGA